TGCGCCAGCTGGCCGAGGACTACGGGGTCGATCTGGACACCGTCTACGCCCTCGCTGACCTGCTTGGCCCGAACGAGGACTTTGACGGTCTGGTAACCCAGCTGGAGGACATGGGATGATGACTCGGAAACGTAAACCCCGCGTCAGCGTTCGCAAGAGCCCCTACAAGCTGGAGGGTGGCCCGATGCATGGGCACACCCTCTGGCTGGCTAGCGGCGGGACCCTGACGTTCACCCTGCATGGCCAGACCGGCCGCTACGACACCGAAGGGAGATGGCAACCATGCTCGACTTCATGATCATTGGCCTGCCCCGGTCTGGGACCACGTGGGCGGCCAACCTGTTCTGCACCGAGCGGACCCTGTGCTTCCATGATCCGCTCTACACCACCCACTACGAGGACTGGGATGCCGAGCTCCCGAAGCGGGCTCAGGTGATCGCAGAGGTCGGGGTCTCCTGCACCGGCATCTGGCGCTGGCCGGAGTGGGTCAACGCCCATCCAGCCCGCAAGGTCATCCTCCACCGGGATCTCGGAGACATCGCGGACTCCATGCGCGAGATCGGGCTACCCGAGATGGACCTGGACACTGCCGAGAAGCAGTTGTCCTCCATCATCGGGATGCATGTGCCACACAGCGACCTGTTCGACGAGGCGAAGGCTGGAGACATCTGGAGGCACCTAGTCAGGAGGACGAACTTCAACCAGCCCCGGCACCACCTGCTTGTGGACATCGAGATGCAGCCTAAGTTCAGCGGGCTGTCCGTCGGCCCCGAGGTGACGCGGCGCCTGCAGGAGGAGATCCAGCGCGCGGCCGGATGGTAAAAGCCGACCCTAGCCAGGCGCAAATTGCACCCCTATAATGGCTCCCATTGGACTGTTATGGGGGTGCCTCTGATGCCTGTGTTTTCGAAGAAGTCGCGCGAGCGTCTGGAGACCTGTGACCCCCGCCTTGTCCGGGTGATGGAGCTGGCCATCCAGCGTATTGACTTCTCCGTGCGTGAGGGCCACCGTAGCAAGGCCGCTCAGGATGCCGCGGTCCGGGATGGCTTCAGCAAGACCCCGTGGCCCAAGAGCAAACACAACCGCTACCCCTCCCACGCGGTTGACATCTACCCCCACCCATTCAAGAACGAATACTGGAAGCAGCCGCAGGTCTGGGCCGACCAAGCCCGGGTCGTGCTTGACTGTGCCGCCGAGCTGGGCATCAAGATCCGGTGGGGCGGCGATTGGAACCAAAACGGGGAGTGGCGCGACGAGCGCTTCTTTGATGGACCGCATTTTGAGCTACTGGGGGACTAGGGGATGTGGGAGACGGAAGAAGGCCAGAAGACACTGATTTTCGTCTTGCTGGCCATGATTGCTGGACTACTGGGGCATCTTATGCGAGTCGTCGAACGTGGTGGTAAGATCAAGTGGCTGGTCGCCGGATTGGAGGCCTGCGCCTCCGGCTTTGTCGGCTACCTGGCGATCCTGATGTGCAGGGCAATGGGCCTGTCCTACGAGTGGACAGGGGCTATCGTGGGGCTCTTGGGTTGGCTGGGAGCTGCGGCGAGTGTCAAGCTCATCGAGAAGGTGGTTCGCCGCCGTCTGGGCATCGCCGACGAGAACCCATTCGAACCGGAGTACAAGGGCGATGAGCGTCGCGACCCTCCTCAACAAGGTTGATCCTTATCGCCCCATCATCTACGGGGTGCTGGCCCTCGGGGTCGCTGCGGCGGCCTTCTACGGCTACCACCGCTGGACGACCATGGTCAAGGACCTGGAGCTGGCCCAGACCAAGCTCCAGATGGCCGAGCAGGTCAACCAGGATAACCAACAGACCATCAAGGACCTGCAGGAGCAACGCAGGCGCGACTCCGACGCCTTGACCGGCCTCGCCTCGGATGTGGCGGCCATCCGCCGCACCACCGGGGCCACCCATTCTGCTGTCAAGAGCCTCGGAGCTACCAATGAAGCCGTTAACGACTATTTGCAGCAGCCTGTGCCTGATGATCTGCGCAGGGTGCTCAACAACCGAACCCCTCGTCCGAACTGAGTACGTCCGGGAGCGCCCGCCCGAGGAGCTGCTGCGAGCCTGCGAGCCCCCGGCAGAGCGACCTGTGGCCATCACCGAGGACATCATCGACAACTGGCTGGCCGCGGACGCCGCATATCAAGAATGCGCAGCGCGTGTACTCCGGCTCAAGGGATGGTACAATAGTCCGCGGCAGTGACTGTTGCCAAAGGCTTCCACCATCGCCTATCATGAAAGGGTCAGCAGTGCTGGCCCTTTTGCTTATTTTACTGGAGGTTCCAGAATGGCCAAGAAGCCTGTGTCAGGCCCCAACGCCAAAGACCCAAACAGCGCGAATCAGAAGCGGCTTGCCCGCCGCACGAAAGAGAACATGTCGCCCGAGATGCTCGAGCGGCGCGACCGTTTTGTGGACGCCCTCATCATGGGTATGCCCAAGTACCAGGCTGCCATCTATGCCGGGGTGCCGCCGCGTAGTGCCCACAAGGAAGGCAGCAACCTGTACTGCGAGCCCTACGTGCAGGAGCGGTTCCGGACCCTGCGGGAAGCGATCGAGGAAGAGAACCTCATCACCCGCAAGGAGCTCATTCTGAACGTCAAGTCCATCGCCTTCGATGATCGCGAGCAGGGCGGCGCCCGAGTCGGCGCCTCAAGCCTGCTGGCCAAGGTCATGGGCTACGAGGCCCCGACCAAGATCCAGGCCGAGGTCGAGCACAAGGGTGGTGTCATGATGGTCCCGATGGCGGCCAGCGTCGACGACTGGGAGGCCCAAGCCTCCGGCGCGCAGAAGCAGCTCAAAGAAGATGTCCGCACCTAACGTTGTTTGGCAACCCTTGCCGGGCTCACAAAGCCTGGCCATGTCCTGCCCGTGCCATCACATCCTGTATGAGGGCACCCGCGGTCCGGGTAAGACCGACGCGCAGGTCATGTTCTTCCGGAAAATGGTGGGCCGGGGCTACGGGGCCTTCTGGCGCGGGATCATCTTCGACCGTGAATACAAGAACCTGGACGACTTGATTGCCAAGTCCCAGCGCTGGTATCCGAAATTCTTCGACGGGGCCAAGTTCCTGGCCTCCAAGAGCGACTACAAGTGGGTTTGGCCGACCGGGGAGGAGCTCCTGTTCCGCCAGATCAAGCGTATCTCTGACTACTGGAACTACCATGGTCAGGAGTTCCCATTCATCGGCTGGAACGAGCTGTCCAAGTACCCGACACCGGAGCTCTATGATGCAATGATGAGCTGTAACCGCTCTTCCTTTTTGCCCGAGGAGCACAGCCCAGTTAACCCGCAGACCGGGCAGAGGGAGCCCCTGCCCCCGATCCCCCTTGTGGTCTTCAGTACAACCAACCCGTATGGCGCTGGCCACAACTGGGTCAAGGCCCGTTTTATCGATGTCGCCGAGCCGGGCCAGGTGGTCCGCAAGGAGATCGACGTCTTCAACCCGCGGACCCAAAAGCGCGAAACCATCGTCAAGACGCAGGTACGCATCTTCGGCTCCTACAAAGAGAACCGCTACCTCAGCCCGGAGTATGTCGCTGAGCTCGAATCCATCAAGGAAGAGAACAAGCGCCGGGCATGGCTGTGGGGTGACTGGGACATCGTGGCTGGTGGGGCTCTCGACGACCTGTGGGGCCCGCACCTCATCCTGCCGCGATTCAAGGTGCCGAAGACCTGGCGCATCGACCGGTCCTTCGACTGGGGCTCCAGCCATCCGTTCAGCGTGGGCTGGTGGGCTGAGGCCAACGGGGAGGAGGCCACCCTGCCGGATGGCTCCATCTTCTGCCCGCCGCCCGGTACCCTGATCCGTATCGCGGAGTGGTATGGCGCGCAGGAGATCGGCCTGAACAAGGGCCTCCGCCTGTCCGCCAAGGAGATCGCGAAGGGTATCAAGGAGCGGGAGAAGATGCTGATGGAGCAGGGGTGGATTGAGTCCCGGGTCAGGGCGGGGCCGGCGGACAACCAGATCAGCAACGTCAACGAGAAGGACGTCGAGTCCATCAAGAAGAAGATGGCCGACGAGGGGGTGGACTGGATTGAGTCTGACAAGCGCCCCGGCTCCCGCATCAACGGCCTACAGCTGATCCGGGACCGCCTTGAGGCGTCCAAGACGAAGGAGGGGCCAGGTCTCTACTTCATGGACAACTGCCGGGCCGCCATTGCCACCTTGCCTGTTCTCCCTCGGGACGAGGATAATGAGGACGATGTGGACTCTGAAGCCGAAGATCACGTTTATGACGATGTTCGTTACCGCGTGCTAGCCGGCAACAACCGCTTCGCGACCTCGATTAAGGTCACACTACCAACTTGAGGAGCTGAAGATGCCGAATGTAAGCTTTGTGCGCGACGAAGTCGCCAAGATGAAGGGCCGGTGGGACCTTGTCAAGGACTGCCTGAGCGGCCAGAAGGCCGTCAAGGAAGCCCGCGAGAAGTACCTGCCCAAGCCCAACCCCGCCGACCTCTCCGAGGAGAACAAGAAGCGGTACGACCAGTACGTCGAACGGGCCGTCTTCTACAACGTGACCCAGCGGACCCACGCTGGGCTGGTGGGCCAGGTCTTCCAGCAGGACCCGATTGCCAAGCTGCCCGCCCTGATGGAGCCGCTGCTTATTGACACCGACGGGGCCGGCGTAGCGCTGGACCAGCAGTCGAAGAAGGCGCTAGGTGAGGTGCTCGGCTACGGCCGATGCGGTCTGTTCGTCGACTACCCGAAGGTGG